GTTCAACGACAAGATCAACGCCTCGACGGGAAACTGAGCCGAGCCGTCTACGTCATTCGGAAGTACCCCGAGGAGCTTGAAGCGGACTTGCTTCAGCACTTCGGGGTTGACCTTCTGGACTTGTGGCGTGGGCGGCTCTCTCTACGTCGAATCTCCGTCCTGATCAACTCTCTGCTTCGCCAGACAGGGCGTTCGGTGTTGGCGGCCACCGTTGATGAAGTCGCCGAATGGTCCGAGTCCGACTATCTGTTGGCTCGCATCTCTGACGCCCTTGAGCTGAACAACTGGCTGTTCATCAAAGCCAATTCAGGCGAGGACGGGGAGGACATCCCCATGCCGGCTCCGCTCCCGCGACCGGGCGAGGAGATCACCGAGATTGAGCCCTCCGCATACGCGCACGCCTCCACGGATGAGGTGGTGGATTTCTTCAACCGAATGAACAACCTCTAAGGGGAGCCGATGTCGACTAAGGGCAGGATTCAGGTTGGTTCCGCATTCATCCTGATCACCCCCGAGATGAATCAGGCCGAGCTGAAGGCCGAGCTGGAGCGAGCCGAAAAGGAGATCGCCAAGTTCAGTGGCACTCGCGAGAAGCTTGCTCAGCAGACTGCCAAGCTTGAGGCAAAGCTCCAGGCGTGGATCACTGCCCAGTACGGGGAAGAGGCCGCTAAGCGCGTCGAGGCCGAAAAGGCCGCGATCGAGGCCCGTAAGAAGCTCTCCAAGTCCGAAACCGCAAGCTACCTCAAGGCCATGGCCACGGTCACGGCTGCGCAGGAGAAGGAGCTTGCCGAGCGGGAGAGGCAGCAGGCGGCCTTTGCTAAGTACGTGGAGCGGTCCAACGCCCGTATCGCTACCGCGGAAAGGGCAGAGGTCGCGGCATCGGCCAAGGCCGTCATCGCGGCCGAGAAGGAGAAGGCCGCTGAGGTAGCGCGCCAGGCGAAGGCCCGTGAAGTTCAGATCTCCTCCCTGTCCAAGCTCATCATCCGCCAGGCGTCCATGGAGGCGACTGCGCAGAAGACTGCGGCTCGTGAGGCTCAGGCCGCCTACACGGAGGCGTACAACGCCCGTAAGGCTCAGATCGTCTCCCAGTTGGCGGCCGAGAAGTCTGCCAACGTCAAGGCGGCTGAGGCCGCCCTCAAGAGGGCGCAGGCCGAAAAGGCTGCCAACCTCTCCGTGATCAGGTCTGGTGCTGACACGGTCCGGACTCTCCAGAGCAACGCCCGCAAGGTGGAGAAGAGTTGGACTGGCGCGATTCATGGCGTCGGCTCGAAGGTGTCTGCCTTCGGCTCCACCATGAGCGACTTCGGACGCACCATCACGCGGAATCTGGTTACGCCTCTGCTGACTGCTGCCAGCGCCATGTCTTACCTGGGTGTCTCGGCTGCTGACTCGATCATGCAGTCTCAGACGGCGCTCAAGCAGATGGGTATCAGCAACAAGGACACTTCTAACCAGCTCAACACCCTCAAGGAATACGGCACGCAGACGCCGTACTCGGTTGAGGACATGTTTATGTACGGCACGCAGTACGCCCGAGCTGCCAAGTCTCATCACTACAGCTCGAAAGGCGCGTCCACTCGTGCCACCAAGTTGGTCATGTCGATTGGCGACCTGGCAGCGTACGCCGGCATTACCGATCCGGCTCAGGTTGGCCGAGCAATGAAGGCCGTTGCCAACCTACAGGATGCCGACCGAGCGAAGCTGCGCAACGTCACATCTCTCGCAGACAACGCCGGTATTCCCGTTGAGGAGCTGGCGAACCTTCTGGGGTTCAAGGATCGCGACTTCTCCAAGAAGGAGAAGGCGGCCAAGAAAAAGGAGATGGACAAGAAGGGTGTCAAATGGAAGGTACCTGACACCTATACTGCCTCCGCTCAGCTCCAGGACTGGAGTGCTGCCGCCGCAAAAACTGGTGGTATCCCTGGCGAAAGTGTCGTCAATGCCCTGATCAAGAGGGGCGAAAAGCTAGGAACCGGCACTAACCATGCGCCTGGTATCACCATGGGTTCCGCCACGATCGGCGCCCGTCTGTCGAACATGTGGGAACAGGGCAAGTACGGCCTGGCCAACATGTTCGTCAAGCAGGGCAAGGATGGCACCTACGAGTACTCCGGTGCCGGCGAAGCCCTCATGGGCAAGAAGCACGTAGACAACCGGAAGTACATCCAATCCGGCGTCGGCCCGGGTGGTGTTGAGAAGTACAAGAAGAACCCGAACTACGGAAAGACCACTTACCAGGGTGGTCTTCTGAACTCCATCTCCGATATGGCTTCAGGTCTCAAGGGGCCTTCACAGAAGATCATCAAGGAGCTTTTCAAGGACCTGACCATCTTCGCTGGGTGGCTGAAGAAGACCACGGACTACCTGAAGGGCCACCCAGGTCTGACGGATCTCATCCTCAAGGTCGGCAAGTTCGCGGCCATCATCGGGACCGGGGCTCTCCTCTTCGGCACGCTCTTCAAGCTGGTCGGTGGCGTCATCAAGCTGATGTCACCTCTTGCCGGCCTGGCTAAGGGTGCCTTCAAGCTCACCAAGGGGACGGCCAAGCTCGGTACTGCCGTAGGCAGCGGGATCATCTCCAAGTTCAAGGGCAACGGCTTCAAGAGTGGCTACCAGGCTCGACGTACCGCGCAGAGCCCCAGGCGCCAGGCTGAAGAGATCCAGGTCAACACCACTCAGGCTCAGCGGAACGTCGCCGAGCTGGACGCGACGATTGACGGCCTGAAGGCCCACATCCGGGACCTCAAGAACGAGAAGCTGACCCCGCTCGCTGAGGAGCTTGCTGGCAAGGAGACCAGCGTCAAGGCGAAGGCGGACCTGGCCGCGAAGGCGGTCAAGGACGTCGAGACCGCGGTGAAGAACCTCAGGTCTCTTCAGCTCTCGGGCCTCGATGAAGAGTTCAAGAAGGTCACCAACAAGGACGACGCGTTCAAGACGTCGGTCGACCACTCCAAGACGGCTGTGTCGGCCCTCAACGACAAGAACCTGAACCACGTCACCGACGAGTTCAAGGGTGCCAAGTCGAAGTCGGATTCACTGACTTCTGCTGCCAAGGGCTCGATCAAGCAGGTGAACAAGCTCAACGCGCTTGCTCTCACTGCTCTGCGAGGCGAAGTCAAGGCCGTAAAGGAGGAGGCGGACAACGCCTCGAAGAAGTTCGGTTCCGGAGAGACTTCTCTGATTCATCGAGTTGGTCAGCTCAACTCGATGCAGACGGACAAGATCGTCAAGGAGATCAAGAAGCTTCAGACTGCACTGAGTGACACGGCCGGTGAAGCCGAGATCCTGAACACCCGACTGGACAACATCTCCAAGCACGCTCCTGGTGGAAGCAGCAAGAGCGGTTCTTCCAAGTCTTCCAAGAAGAAGAAAAAGAAGGCGCTCGGTGGTGTCCTTCCGGGCTACACGCCCGGCAGGGACGTGCACCAGTTCGTCAGCCCCACGGCTGGTGAGCTGCATCTGTCCGGTGGCGAAGCGGTTATGCGGCCTGAGTGGACCGCGGCTGTTGGTCCCGGCTACGTGAACAAGATGAACCTCATTGCCCGCCAGAAGGGTGTCAACGGCATCCGGCACGCAATGAAGTTTGCTGGTGGCGGCATTCTCGGGAAGCTTGGCCTCAACGGTCTTGTCGACGCGGCTAAGAACTTCAACATCGGATCGGACGCACTTGGTGCGTTCAGCGCGATGACGATGGACAGCTCTTCTCGCTCGCTTGGAGGCGACTCTCAGAGCGGTGTCGTAGGCGCCGGCACGTCCGGCTCACACTTCATCGGCGGGGACTTGGCCGAGAAGTTCAAGGGCATGTTCAACTTCCTGTCCAAGGATTCTTGGAAAATCCTGAAGAAGCTCCCGATTCCCGATGGCTGGACCCAGCTCATCGGAACTGTGGGCGGGGCTATCGGACCCATCTCAGGTGAATACGCCTGGGATGACGTCTGGAAGGGCAATGGAAACGTCCTTCAGCGTGGAGAGAAGTACCTCAACGACCTCCTTAGCTGGAAGACCCTGAAGAGCGTCATCGGCAATCTCTTCGGGGGTGCCTGGGATTCCGTGAAGTCCTTTTTCTCGGGTGGAAAGGCGCTACTGACTGATCCGGTCGGATTTGTCACTGACGGCGTAAGCGGCATGTGGGATCTCGTATCGTCGGAATACGACGGCGTGATCGACATGGTGAAGAGCCTGCGTGAAATCTCGTCGAGTCCGCTGGATTACGCGAAGCAGGTCGTTGGTGACGTCTATGACACGGCGAAGGATTCGCTCCCGAACCTGAACGGGCTGTTCGATTTCAGCGGAGACCACGTCAAGGCCAAGAAGCCTGACGTCTCCAAGCTCGTGGAGGGACAGCTCAGCACTCCGGGAGTCGGCTCTTCGGTCTCTCGCTGGACGCCTCAGGTCAAGATGGCCCTGGCCCAGCTCGGGCTTTCGCCCTCGAACCTCGCACTGGTCCTTCACCGGATCGGAGTGGAGTCCGGAGGTAACCCGAAGGCGATCAACCTGACGGACGTCAACGCCAAGATGGGGCACCCGTCTCAGGGCCTCATGCAGACGATCCCTGGGACCTTCAACGCCTACGCCGGCCCGTACCGGAGCCGGGGCATCACTGACCCGCTGGCGTCCATCTATGCCGGCCTCAACTATGCCGTCCATAGGTACGGCTCGGGCTGGACCAAGGCTCTCTCTGGAATCAAGGGCTATGCCACTGGTACCCAGGGTGCTGCCAAGGGTTGGGCTTGGGTCGGTGAGCGAGGCCCGGAACTCGTCCGCTTCGGTGGCGGGGAAACGGTCCTCAACCACGGTGACAGCATGTTGGCCGCGGGCCACACCCGCAGGGGCTATGCCTCGGGAACGGGGACCAGGACCACGGGTGTTGCTGCGGACGCCGAGAAGGGCGTCAGCTCGCTGAACGCTGCGGTGAAGAGGCTCTACGAGATCATCACCAAGGCGTTCACCTCGGGCCGTATCGGCTCGGGGACCGCTAACAGCCTGAACAAGTGGCTCGACAAGGAGAACAAGCAGCTCCAGGGCCTCGTGAAGCAGCGAGCCGACTTGGCGCCGAAGTTGAAGGACGCCAACACCAAGCTTGCTCAGGTCAAGAAGGATGAAGCCGACATGGCCTCGTCCATCTCGGACAAGGCTGTTGGCCTGCGGTCCCTCACGGACGTGTTCAACACCGATGGGGTCTCGGCCTCTTCGGCTCTGTCCAGCCTGCGTGAGCGTCTGGCGTCAATTAAATCCTTCCAGAGCGACGTCAGTGCGTTGGTCAAGAAGGGCTTCTCCAAGGAGATCATCTCCGAGATTGCCCAGGCCGGCCCCGAACAGGGCGACGCCATGGCTAAGGCGCTGTTGCAGTCCACTTCCTCTCAGGTCACGGACATCAACAACACCTATAAGGCCATCGGTGACGCAAGCAGCTCCCTCGGGAAGTCGGTTGCGGGCTCGTACTACGCCGCTGGAAAGAAGTCTGCTCAAGCCCTTGTCGACGGTCTGACCGCGAAGGACAACAAGCTCAAGAAGGCAATCGAGGGGATCGCTGACACGATCACCAAGACCCTCAAGAACAAGTTGCACTTCAACTCCAAGACGCCTGTCAATTCGGGTCTGGCGTCCCTCCTTACCTGGCTCACTGGGGATTCCCAGGCTGTCAGTGGTAAGGCGCCGAAGAAGAAGTCGACTCGGGTAACCACGTCGTATTCGACGGATTCCAAGGGGCGAAAGGTCGTGACGGTGACCACCACGGTTACCGATCCGAACAAGGGCACCACGACCTCAACCACTGAAAGGACCGTGGGCGGTAAGACCACGACCACCACCAAGGTCAGCAAGATCAAGGGTTATTGGACGGGTACCCGCTCCGCTTCCCCTGGCATGGCAATGGTGGGTGAGCGGGGTCCTGAGCTGATCAATTTCGGTGGAGGTGAACGCGTCTACAACGCCAAGGACACGGCCGGAATGGTGGGTCCGAAGTACGAGATCCACGTTCATGAAGCCAAGTCCGAGAACACCACTCAGGCGGTTCTTAGGGCGATGAAGTACGCGGAAACGATGGCCGCGTTGTAATCGACAAGGAGTGTTAAATGCCGATTCCCGCAGGGCCACAGAATCCCAACGGCGGACAGTGGAACATCAACCCACTGATTCCGATACCGGAGGATTGGCAGCACACCTACGTGTCGATCACAGGAAGCAATGGTGAGGGGGAGGAGATCCCCCTCACCGGCTTCCAGAACCGTTGGTGGCCGGCAATCGTGATCCAGCCGGGAGCATCCGGGCTCGACATGCCTCCGTTTGAGCTGCACGCGGACGACTCCCCGAACCTTGATGGCTCGATCTACCGAGGTTCAAGGGCAGTAGCCCGGCAGATCCTCCTACCGGTGTTCGTGTATGGGGTCGACCGGAAGACACTGACCTCATTCAAGCGCAAGCTTGCCAGTGCGCTGAATCCCAAGAACGGGTTCTGTGTTCTGACGTTCATCGAGCAGGACGGAGCGGCCCGCCGCATCAAGTGCTACTACGTGAACGGCATGGAGGGGAATGAATCCGTCGACACCTCGGGCTTTGACTGGGTGTCCTACGGTATCCAGCTCACTGCCGTTGACCCGTGGTTCTACGGGGACACGGAAGAGGTCGCTGACTGGACCTTCGGCACGCCGCTGCCGTTCCTGGGCAACCCGTTCTTTCCGATCAAGCTGAGTACCGGCACGCCGGCCTCAGGTCAGCTCATCGTCAACAACCCTGGCGACATCGAAGCCTGGCCTGTCTGGACGATTACCGGGCCTCTGAAGTCCTTCAAGTTCACTGGCCCGGACGGGTCGAGCTGGGGCATCCCGGCGCAGCCGGGTGGGGCTGACTGCCTGGCCATCGGGCGGACGCTCACGGTCGATAGCCGTCCTGGCTACAAGACAATCACGGACGACCAGGGGACGAATTATTTCCCTCTGATGTCCGCCAACCCCAACTTTTGGTCGGTGCCTGTAGGCACGTCGACTGTCCAAGCTGATCTCGTCGCCGGTAGCGGAACTCCATCCGTGAAGGTGGAGATATTCCCGCGCTATACGACTTACTGACATGAGGTGCACATGGGTTATCGAGTGGAGGTGCGTGACGCTGCACTCAACCGAATAGGCGTTATCGATACGTGGATCTCGATGGACCTTGTTATTCGATACTCGGCGCAGGGCTCATGGCAAATACTTGTGGAGGCGGGGACGCCTCAGTCTGACCTTCTCCAGAGGGGTGGAGGCGTCGCCATCTATCAGGATGGCGTTGACCTGCCCATCATCACGGGGCAGATCGAGACCTTCCAGCACTATTGGACCAACGACCAGCACACGTCGATGGGGTCGCTGTACTTCGGTGGGAAGTGCGACAACAAGCTTGCGTACAGCCGGCTTGCCTACCCCGACCCCACCAAGGCGGCAACGCAGCAGTGGAACACCACGGACGACACCCGAGCAGTTTCCGGCCCGGCTGGTCACCTGATCTGGAACGAGCTGAACAAGGCTCTTGGTCCTGGTGCTCTGGCTAACCGCCAGGCGGCCGGCGCCGTCATCGGCAGTGACGTCACGATCGGCAACACGATCTCTGACAACCTCCAGTGGGACGTCATCGGCACAAAGCTTGAGAGCTGGACCGACACCAAGACCACCGGTTACCGGTTCCTGTACGACCCCAACGCCAAGGCCATCAACCTGTACCTCTACGCGCCGCGGGACCTGTCCAAGTCCATCCGCTTCAGCAAGGAACTGGGCAACCTGCGTGAGTTCACGTGGAACCTGTCGGCTCCGACTGTGACACGCGTGATTGTGGCCTGCCAGGGCACCGGCAAGGGCCGGTACATGTACCAGCAGATCGACACCGCCTCTGAGGCCGAGTGGGGCCTTCAGATCGAGCAGTTCCTTGACCGGCGAGACCTCCCCATCAAGGCGGACCCCACCACCGGACAGCCCATCAAGGCTGACCTTTCGGTGACGGATGCTCAGTTCGCTACGGCTCAGCAAGCCGTTCTCGACGCAGCCACCGAGGCTCTGACTCAGGGTGCCAAGAACGGCAACTTCCAGATCTACCCAATCGATACCCCGCAGATCAAGTTCGGTCGCGACTATTTCGTGGGCGACATCGTGACGGTGGCCGTGGACGGCACCGAATACGTGGACATCGTGCGCGAGGTGGCTATCACCGTAGACCAGGGCGGACAGACGGAAACCGTGGCCCCGTCCATCGGTGATCAGGGTGCAGGTAACCCGCTCAATCTTTATAAGACTGTTTTCGATATGCGTGAGAAGCTGCGCAAGCTAGAGGCGAGGATGTAATGGCCAACGAGATAAGTTACCCGTTCACCGCCGATAGCGCCGGTGGCGGCGCACAGATGATGTCACAGGCTCAGTGGCAATACATGGCTCGGGTCTTCGCCAAGGATCGCGTTGACTTCCGGCTGGACCAGACGAGCATTGACGCCTTCTCCCTGCCATTCACGGCCGCCGTGGTCAACGGCACGTCGGTGTCTATCGCCCCCGGCCGGGCCATCGTCGGAGGCTTCTATTACCAGCTAACGGCCAGTGCAACGGTCAGCATCGCGGCCAACACCGGAGCTACCGGCCGCATTGACGTGGTCGTTCTCCGGGCGAACCTGTCCAGCAGCTCCGTCAACCTCGCGGTGGTCCAGGGCCAGCCCGCGGCGACCCCCAAGGCGCCGGCACTGACCAAGACCTACGGCGGTATCTGGGAGATGCCCCTCCACCAGGTCACTGTGCCGGCCAACTCCGGTGCTCTGAGCCTGATCAACGTCATGCCGTTCGACGTCCCTGAGCACATGGCAGTGCCGTGGAATGCGCTCCAGACGGCTGCCTATCAGACCAACGGCTCGTTCGTGGTGGACATGGACAGCAACAACACCGATACGCAGAGCGAATATTGGGTTGGTCGAGACGGCACCATGGTTTCGCGTGACCTCGCCAAGCCCCGCGGGTACACCCCGAGTTTGGTCAACGTGAACGTCGACCTCCCGAGTGCCAACAAAACCGGACGGTGGCGCTGGATCGCCCCCGGCATGGTCTTCTTCTCTGTGTACCTGAACAACGATTGGGAGGACACGGGCCCGACCCGTACAGGGACGAGCACCATCGGTATCACGCTCCCGACTCCCGCTAGTGGTGCTACGGGCCAGGTAGTCAAGGGCGTCCTTAGGAACCCCAACTTCAATGGCGGCCTCCCTAACGTGATCGATATCCAAGCCGAGATCGGCCGGAATGGTGCTACACAGTCCACGGCGTCCCTGCTTTACCCCAACGCAAGTGATCTGAGTCAGGGATTGGACGGTCTTACGGCTATCCCCCCGCTGTCAAACCTCAAGATCTCCGGAGTGTACGAGGCGTCCACTTTCGGCAACTAACCCGATAGCTTCACGAACTAGGCCCGCGGCATCTCCGCAGGGCCTTTTTTCATGCCCTTTTACGGAGGTGCCCCTTGGCACGAAATCTTTTCGGTGGCACCGCGGACAGTGTTGCCGAAGACATAACCGGTGCTCGTGTCGCCAATGCAGTTGGAACCGTCTGGGACGGTCCCTCTGCCGGCGCGGCTCAACTCACCGACCTGACCGACATCGACGGGGCCCCACTTCTCCAGCTTCAGGCCGACGCTCACGGCTACGTGGCGGCCTTTTACGGCCCCGATGGATACGAACGTCTCTGGGTGGATTTTGGGGGCGGCAGGGTCGCTCTCGTCTCCGTCACGGTAGGCGAACGGCTCGACTCCCACGTCAGCGGTATCGACCCTCACGGGGACCGGGCGTACTCCGATGCTCAGCTCAACACCAACAAGGCTCTCACCTCTGGTGTCCACGGAGTAACCGGTGCCGTTGTCGGCACGACCGACACCCAGACCCTCACCAACAAGACGCTCAACGGCGGCACCCTTTCGGGAACCATCGGCGGAAGCCCCACCTTTAGCAATAGCCCCATATTTCTTGGAGCCCCCCAGTTCACTGGTCTGCCCAAGCTGTCTGGTGCCGCGGCTGCAACTGACATTCTCGGTATCAACGTTACTGGCGATGGCTTTGACCGGGTTCGAGTCACCACTGACGGCAAGATCTCATGGGGACCTGGCAACGCGTCCCGTGACGCGAACCTGTACCGCGATGGAACTGGATTTCTCGCGCTGAGTGGCGCCGCTCTGAGGGTCTATCGGGGCGCTACGACTGACCCCGCTCTTTCGACCCGCATTACTGGAGACGTAAACGCCCGCGGGGTATTTGCCACTGATGGCAAGCTGAGTTGGGGTGACGGCACGGCCACCCAGGACACCACCCTTTACCGTGCCAACCCTGGTGAACTGAAGACGGACACCATCCTCACGGTTGGCGGAGAGCTTCACACCAACAACCTGGTCCGCAGTAACCGCGCCAACGCTACCGACAGTGCATTTGAGGGCCGGGCGACTGGAGACGTAAACGCCAGGTGGTTTGTCCGCGAGGACGGGCTCATGTTCTGGGGGCCTGGTAGCGCCGTCCAGGACACGAACCTCTACCGGTCCGGGGCCGGCACGCTGAAGACGGACAACAACCTCACTGTCAATGGCGACCTGACTGTCTCGTCTACGACGTGGAGCACCTACGTACCGACCGTGGCCAACGGCGGAACGGTCACGTGGAGTCAGCAAGTCGGCTGGTACAAGAAGCTCGGAAAGATGGTTTTCGTCGAGATCTACCTTTCCGCTACTGCGGCAGGCTCCGGCACGACTGGCCTCACCATTTCCCTCCCGAGTACCCCTTACCGAGATGGCGGAAGCGGCGCCAACACGACTCGCCAGGTCTTCTATGCGTACTGCGGCGGCGTAGCCGCAGGAACGAACAGCTCAATTTCCGGAAGCTTCACCGGCGTTGTCCTCGCAGGCGGTACAGGGGCAATCATCGACCAGTTCCGCGGCCCTACCGACATTCAGATGCGAGGCGAGCAAATCGGCTCCTCGACCATCATCACCATTCAGGGCTGGTACAGGGAGGCGTGATGGCGCTGGAGCAAATTATTTCCATCAGCACCTCTCTTGCTGCCGCATCTGTGATTGTCGTCGCGGGATGGCGCAAGGGCACTTCCAACATTTGGAAGGAAGAGGCAGAAGCACAGAAGGCCCGTGCTGATCGGCTTGAGGAAGACCTTTCCGAGATCAAGGAAAGGCTTGCACGGATCGAGAAGGAGAATCAGAGACTCATCGAGATTCTGACTGCCCTCGATCCGGAACGACTTAGAGCACTACGTATTTGACGTAATCACACATGAGGGGCCGGCCTGCGGGTCGGCCCTTTCTCATGCACAAAATCAGGAGGACGCATGAGCCAGGTTGCCGAAGTCATTCGGATAGCGAAGGGCGAGGTCGGTTACAAGGAAGGCTTCTCGGGAGGCCACTGGGACAACAAGGAGAAGTACGCCGCTGAGGTCCCCGGTCTGGCATGGGTCAGCGCGGGTGGATGGCCGTGGTGTGCCGTGTACGTGTCGTGGCTGGCGCTGAAGGCCAACGTGGCGGATCTGTTCCCGCGTTCCGCGTCGTGCTCCTACGGAGTCGACTGGTTCCGTAAGAAGGGCCGGTTCAGCGCGTATCCCGCCATCGGTGCTCAGGTCTTCTTCGGCAAGGACGGTGGCGCTCACACTGGTCTGGTCGTCGCGTACGACGCGAACACGATCACTACCGTGGAAGGCAACACCAACACGGACGGTTCGCCCGAGGGCAACGGCGTCTATCTGCGGAAGCGGAATCGTCGGGACGCCAACACCTACGGCTACGGACTGCCCGAGTACGCCGAAGGCATCACGACCGCTGACCCGAGCCTGAACGGCAAGGCCGGTTACCACTACGCGGCTGCGTCCAACGGGCCTGCGGTGACTGCCCCCAGCAAGCCCACTGTGAAGCCGAAGACCACGACCGTGACCG